AAAGGACGCCAGCCAATGAATGCCACCGCTGAAAAACCCACCAGAAAGCGCGCCAGCCGCGAAGAAATGGCCCAGCGCCGCGCCAACGAAGCCAAGGCCCTGGCCGCCAGCATGCGCCAAACCCGCATTGGCTCGCTGGTGGAGGCGTGCATCAATGTGCTGATCGGCTTCACCATCAACTTTTTTGCAAACATCCTGATCCTGCCGCTGATCGGCTTTCACATCACCGTGGGCCAAAACATTTTCATTGGCGTGCTTTACACATTTGTGTCGGTGGCGCGCTCTTACGCCATCCGCCGCTGGTTCAACGCCAGGCTGCACGCTGCAGCCCAGGCAATTGCCGTCAAGGTGGCGTGAATGCCAATCAAAAAGCACAAGATCAAGCCCAAGGTGCGCCAGAACCACGAAGCGCTGCCCAACACCTTTGACGTGTTCAAGGCACCCAAATACAAGCCCGCGCCTGCCGCATCGCCGCGACCTGGCGCCGATGACCACCTTAAATACAAATCCAAGCTGGGGGCCGCATGAAACCACAACAGCACAACGCCAAAACCATTTTTGCGGGCAACCGCCACCCTATCACCGGAGCATCCATGACACCCAAAAAAGCGCCAGCCGTTTTTGTCGACCCCGAGCAATTGAGCATCTGCAATGACCCATTGCCAAACCACCGCGCCAAGCCGGGCGGCAAGTACGACGAAATTTTGAAGAACCTCAAGGTAGGCCAGTGCATCAAATGCCCGCCCGCCGATGTCGGCAAGATCACCGGCGCCCTGCGCAAGTTCATTGGTGACGGCGGCGATGTCAAAGGCGCCATCCGCAGCATGTCAAATTATGGCGATGGCATGGGCCGGGTTTGGCTGGTGGCGCTGCCTGCCAAGACACCAAAGGCTGCGGCATGAAAACCGCCCACCGCAAAGCCAGCCAGCACAAACACCGCTGGCAAAAAGACTACAGCGCGTTTGGCCGCATCATCGGCCTGCTGGAGCCTTTCACGCCCGAAGAATTGCTGCGCCTTGAGCTGCCAATCCGCATGAGTTTTGAGGCCCTCAAAAGCGGCAAAGGCGTTGAGAGCGACTTCCATGACATCGCCGCCGCAATCAATTGCACCATGGTGCGCAGTGAAGAGGTCGACCCAATGTGCGAATACACCGCCATCGCCGCGCGCGATGCCCTGATGCGCACATGGCACCGCTGGGAAAAAACCGGCAAGTGGGGGTTTGATGGCCCCGCACTGGCCGAGGTCGAGGCAGGCATTGATCTGCACGAACAACTGATCCGCCTGAGCACCCCCGGCCAGATGGTCAAAGCCATGCGCGAGGTGATCCGGCGTGGGCAGAAGAAAGAGATTGTGCAATGACACAGTTTCCGGCCTACATGCACACCATCCGCAAATTGAGCCACGACGAACAGTGGATGCAGTCTGAGCTGCGCCGCATCGACCCCAATTGCCTCAACGAAGGCAACGAACAGGCTCGCATGCGGGCGCTTGAAATCCTGGCGCTGGAAATGCGCAACGAGCGCGATGCGCTGAACCTTTAACCCACCTCAACCAAAGCACTACTATGACATTCCAAGGCATAACCCTACCCATCAATCTCGAACTGTCCAGCAAATCCAAAGCGCTACTTGACTTTTTGCGCTCGCTCGAAACAGATGCACCAGCAACCCCGCCAAAGCCCACCACATCGCCCACCCCGCCCGCCATAGGCGAATACTGGGCAGGGCAAGGCGGTCGTTATATCTGCACCCTGCCAGCTTTACTTGGCATGCCTGAGCGCCACCTGATCGTCGGTGACGGCGAGGCCGAAGACCTGACCTTTGGCCCGGTTGCGGACGTATCCGGCGCCACCAGTCAGATCGATGGAGCGGCCAACACCAAAGCACTGCTGGGCCACGGCGAGCACCCTGCAGCACAGTGGGCTAGCGAGTACGCGGCAGACGGTCATACCGACTTTTTCCTGCCTGCCCGCCTCGACATGGTGATGGCCCACATTTGCGCCGCGAAGATTTTCAAAACCAGCGGTTGGTACTGGACCAGTACGCAGATTTCCCGCCGCGACGCCTTCGTCCAGGTCTTTGAGAACGGTTTCTCGTTCTGGGGCAGCAAGGGCCACGAGCACAGGGCTCGTGCGTTCCGCGTGATTCCACTTAACCCCTTGAACACTTAAACCCTTTACCGGCGCAGCCGGTTCGCGAGATTTTTTACCAACTCAACAGGACTTACAAATGACAAAACCAACCATTACCCTCCCCGCCTTTGGCACCGTTATTGCCGGACAAGGCGGCGTCTTCGCCGCGATCATGCGCAGCCCCATTGTTGACGGCGTGGAGCAGCCACCCTATGCCCTTTTGGTCGCCGATGCTGCCACTGGTGAAATTGAAGCAGTCGCCTGGGGCGAGTACGGCAAAGAAGTTGTCGGCACATCCAGCCGATCCAATGGCAGGGCCAACACCGATGCCATGGTTCTGGCCAGCTGCCCGGCAGCATTGCGCATGCGTGAAATCAGCATTGACGGACACACCGATTTCTTTCTGCCCTCGCTAGGTGAATTGAACTCGGCCGCAGCCAATGTGCCTGAGTTGTTCAATACAGACGGCTATTACTGGACAAGTACGCAGCTTTCCCGCTACAACGCCTTCGTCCAGGACTTTGAGGACGGTTACTCGTACTGGGACACCAAGGGCCTCGAGCACAGTGCTCGTGCGTTCCGCGCGATTCCACTTGACCTCTTGAACGCTTAACCCCTTTACCGGCGCAGCCGGTTCGCGAGATTTTTTGCCAACTCAACAGGACTTACAAATGACAAAACCAACCATTACCCTCCCCGCCTTTGGCACCGTTATTGCCGGACAAGGCGGCGTCTTCGCCGCGATCATGCGCAGCCCCATTGTTGACGGCGTGGAGCAGCCACCCTATGCCCTTTTGGTCGCCGATGCTGCCACTGGTGAAATTGAAACAGTGGATGCAGTCTGAGCTGCGCCGCATCGACCCCAATTGCCTCAACGAAGGCAACGAACAGGCTCGCATGCGGGCGCTTGAAATCCTGGCGCTGGAAATGCGCAACGAGCGCGATGCGCTGAATTTGTGAGAACAAACATGACACACCCGAACATTGATATGGTGCGCCGGATTGACTTTGACCGACTGGATATGCTGATCAGCGAGCGCATTGGTGCACTGAAGCTGTACGCGCAAAACATCGACAAAGCACAGGAAAGCAAGGACGTACACGACGCCATCTGCCGTGACTTGATCATGCCATGCCTGCACTTGCTTACACAGTTTCTTGAGGCTGTGAAGCTGGGTGAGGATCAGCAATGTTAGACCACATGTACACCGTGCCATGTGGAGGCTGCACGCGATGCTGCCAGAACGACGCTGTGCGGCTGTTGCCATGTGACGATCCGACACAGTACCAAACGCAGCCACATCCGTATATGAAGGGTGCGCTGATGCTTGCCCATGCGACAAACGGAGACTGCGTTTATCTCGGGCCGCAGGGCTGCACGATCCACGCTACAAAGCCGCAAATGTGCCTAGAAATGGATTGCCGCCGAATTGTCAAAGCGATTACATGGACGCAAGCGCGCAAACTGGACGCACGCGGCGCCTTGCGCATGGACATTTGGCGGCGCGGCAAGGAGTTGCTGCGGTTTAACGCAGAAATAAGCCGCCGCAGGTCGGCCTTGATTGACCTGTTATGCCGAAACTTTAGGAGTACAAGATGACACAAAAAGAAGCCAGAAAAATCATGCTCTGGAAAGCCATCGAGCGATACCGCACAGCAGGCGGTCGGGAAGAACACCACGCCTATAAAGAGGCGCTGGACAACTACATCGACGACATGCTGGACATAGAGGAAATGGACGAAGTTGCCCACCGGTTTGCCCACCCCCTAGCCCTTGAACTTGAATGCGTGCTGGCCGACCGAAACGCCAACTGGAACAGGGCTATGAACTTGATCGGCGAGTACCGCAGCGCAATGAACGCCATCCATGAACAGCACAGCCCGACGCACATGGGTGAGCCGTTGCGGCATAACGCCGGAGATAAGCCGCCGCAGGTCGGCCTTGATTGACCTGTTAGAAGGCTTTTTGAAAGACACAATGATCCACTATCACGGACTACCAATAACCCCCGCCACGGCAGCAAATAAGGCTGTGGAAGCTGGTCACGCATTTGTGAGCCATGCGCACGCTGACCAGTTGTGTGTGGCGGTTGAAGTGTGCCAGAGCTTTGCGGTTGACAACGGCGCATTCAGCGCATGGAAAAAGGGCGAACCAGTGCAGAACTGGCGCGGTTATTACGAGTGGGCCGCAGCCTGCAAATTGGTGCCTGCGTGTGACTTTGCCGTGGTGCCTGATGTGATTGATGGCGACGAGGCCGCAAACGATGCGCTGCTGGCAGAGTGGCCCATGCCTAAGTGGTTTGGTGCCCCCGTTTGGCACATGCACGAAAGCCTAGACCGGCTTGAGCGATTGGCAAGCGCATGGCCGCGTGTCTGCGTTGGCAGTTCTGGAGAGTTTTCGACGATTGGCACTGCCGCATGGTGGGGCCAGATTGCAAGAGCGATGCGCGTGGTTTGCAACGACGAAGGCCAGCCGCTTGTGAAATTGCACGGACTTCGCATGCTGAACCCAGAAGTATTCACGCGCTTGCCGTTTAGCAGCGCAGACAGCACCAACATTGGCCGAAACATCGGCATTGACCAGACTTGGCGCGGTAACTACATGCCGCCAAACAAAGACATGAGGGCCGCAGTTATGCGGTCAAGGATCGAAGCGCACAACGCGCCAGCACGATGGGGCTTCGCAGTCCCGGAGTTCCAACCATCATACCAAGGAAGTCTACTATGACATTAGCAATTGCAATTTTGATTTATGCCGCCGCCATGACGATGGCAAACCTGTCCGTTGCCACCTGGGGGCCGTGGGTTAGCCCAATCAATGCCTTTGTGCTGATTGGGCTTGACTTGGCGCTGCGTGACTGGCTGCATGTGCGCCTGCGTGCTTGGCAGATGGGCGCGCTGATTGCTTGCACGGGCCTGCTGACATACGCATTAAACCCCGCAGCCGGGATGATCGCGGTAGCGAGTGCCTGCGCTTTCAGTGCTGCCGCGCTTGTGGATTGGGCGACGTTCGCCAAGTTGCGCGGGTCTTGGCTATTCCGTGCCAACGGATCGAACGTGGCCGGTGCTGCGGTTGATTCGCTGATATTCCCGACGCTGGCCTTCGGTGTCCTGATGCCGCAAATTGTGGCGCTGCAATTCGTGGCGAAGGTGGCAGGCGGGGCGATATGGGCTGCACTTTTGGCACGCACAGTGCCTTCTAACGCAATATCTACCGCACCCTGACTGCCATATAACACCGAAAAAACCGTTGTTTGCAGCACGAAAAACATCGCCAAGTCTCACGCCTTAGCCGTGGGCCGCTCTGATAAAAATAGCACAAATTACCGCAAAGGACAGATATGAAAATCACCACAAAGCCCGCCTATCTCGACCGCGAAGCCGTGGCTACATTCGTCAGCTTGTCTGTCCCGGCTGTTGAGCGGATGGTGGCCAAAGGAACATTCCCAAAACCGCGCCAACTCACCGACAAGCGCGTCGGCTGGCTGGTGCGTGAGGTGGAAGAATGGGCCGAGAGCCGCCCTGTGTCTTCAAACCTTCCGGTTGAAAACTGCGGTCTGCGTCACGCAGCTTGAATCATTGCCTCAAGCCTATCCGCCCACAGCGTAAGCCAATGACGGCGCTCGGCATCGTATTTGTGCAGATCGTAAATTCCTTGCACGCCAGGGAGCACATGCCCAAGTATCGACTCAGCCACCTCCTTCGGGCACCCCATCTTTGCCAGCGCCGTGCGCCCGGTGCGGCGCAGGTCGTGCGGGCTCCAGTGCGTCACGCTCAAACGCTCGCGCACATGGTCATCACGAGACTTGCTGTAGGGCTGCAGGTAATGCACCTTGCTTTGCATGTAAGTCTGCTTTTGTGGCCCAACAACGCCAGCGCGGGACACGCTGGGAAACATCCATTCCACCGCACGCTTGGACACTCGCGGTGGAGGATGGGCTTTATCCTGCAGCCGCTGCACTATGGCCAAAGCTCGCCCAACCAACGGCACCCGTAAATCAGTCGCTCCCACACGGTTGCGCCCTTTGGTTGCTGCCTTTGGCACCGTCCACC